GTTGGTACGATGATTCCCATTTCTGGTCATCACCAACCCGCCACTATCCCTCCCTCTAAGCTGAGGGAACCCACCGACTCGCTAAACTGAGAGTCGGTCTTGAGCTGAGTCCCGAAGACCACGCAGGGATAAACCCAAATTCGTCGGCCTCCGGTGCTTCAGTGTAATACTGAAGCAAGCTCTGGACAGAGTCCATCTTTCTAATTCGTGTCTTCGTCCTAAGGACGAGAGTACGACTCTCTTCACGATGGAGTTGGTCATTCCACCGTGTAATCGGGGGCATTACTGTCCCCGAATAAGAGAGGAAAGATAGACTCACCCCGTGACCCGCTACAACGTCCCGCACCCAACTGGCACCGCCAGTCGGTTGTGAGATCCACCCTTTCCGAGGGTGGATTATAGGGATTAACCTACGCATTGCAACAGGAATCCGCTGCATCAGGAAGTCTGACGTCGCCCAACATCCAACTTTGTGGAAGTTGTTCGACGCTTCAACAACCGACGCGACGGACTCGGGGTTGTGAGCCTCATAATCCTGAAGGAAATAAGCGGGCGTTACAGAAAACCCGCCGACAGCATCCATTCCGCAAGACTCACGGAAAGGACCCTTAACGAAGCTCTTCGCCTCGTTAACCTTCAGAAACAGCATCTTCAAGATGCTGCAGAGGTTCTCGTAAGCACGTACGGGGATAATGATATCATCCCCATACACACGGACTACTCGAGACGCCGCCCGAATTCTCTTCGCAGAGACCGGACGGTCATCAAGAGCAATGACCGCCGCGCAAGCCATAATTGTAAAAACTATGGTCTGCACGGGAAAGGTCACGGCCGAACCCATCGCCGCAAATTTCCTGAGGGGTATTACCCTCTGGATCTTCTTGTCAATAGGGTTCTGTAGCAGCCGGGTTCGTGCTGCATGCAGAGCAAGTATAACAGAGCGATTCTTACGAAACGCTCTCTCTACCACCCAACACGACAGACGATCAGACGCCTCGGACAAATCAACCGTGGCGCTTCGCCTTGTCCTGGAAGCAGTAAGGCACATAGCCCGAGACTTTCCCTAGTCGAGTAAATCGATTGAGGATCGAATCGAACTATCCCGACTGGCCACGCGAAGGCGCAACCAGTCAGCTAAGCCTTGCTGAATCCATTGATGGCTAGTCGGCTCCGAGGCGATTAACCTCGGGGCTTTCTGAGTCTTTGGAACGGAAATAAGTCTAGAAGGCACTTCTTCCGCAAGGAAGGAAGCACCTCCATCGACTTGAAACCCGTCCAAGACATTCGCAGTGTTGGCGATACCATGCCAATCCCAGGGGAAGTGAGCATTAAGCTTTTCACCCCAAGTTGGAAATATGTATTTCCAATCTTTCTGCGAACCATCGGACACGGCACCTGGTCCGTGTCGTCCCATGATTTCCCAGGGATCCAGATAACCCAACTCAACGGCAACCACGTCAGCAACTCGCTGCGTGATGTCGAGGAGTCGGACTCCAGCCCCTGGTATACTCGTATCCCTCCCGAAAGGGAGAGGGATAGTTCGTTTAACGCGGGTAACACACTCCGGTGACCTATCTCGCAAAGAGATATGATCCAGAGCAATATTATCCCAAGAATGGTGAAGGATAGAATCTTCGTCCCACTGTAAAGTAGGATGTGGGAGACCGTCCTCAACCTTGGCGAACGCGGAGGTAGTGGCATAGAGGCGCTCTTTCGCGCACTCTAAGCGTAACTTCTTCACTGCATAAAAGATTTGTCGCAGGAAGAACACAGCCTCCACCGAGTAGTCATCACGAAGACTACCAGACTTGTCGAATATCAACTCGAAAAGCGCCAAGAAAAGTCTTGGTCCTTCCGGGCAACGATAACCCAATACGTTAGGGAAATCGTCGGATATGAAGCCGCGTTCCAGTGACCTCTCGAGAAACTTACCCCCTTCGGGGAAGTCAATCGTGAGAACACGAAGACCGCGGTTTTCGACAAGTGAGGAGAGACGAGCAAACAAATTACCCGCCTCTCGTGCTTTCCACGAGAACTGCGTCGCACAGTCTGTAAGGATTGCGCGATACAGCTCCAAGACAGTCACATTCAGGCTATTACTCATCATGCGTCTCCTTCGAGATACGTGGTGAACCCTGGATCGGTCTATGCAGTACAAGCTGACGTTTAGAGTCGGCAGAGCTTCCTTTTAGGACTCCCTGCCAATCAGCTTATCAACCAGCGTGCCATCGTTCATGAGGTCGGCCAATCCGACAACACGGTGTTTGAATACCGTGGCATCGAAGGCGCCGTCCGTTTTGAACGACAACCACGCACTCATGGCTGGAGATTTGACGCCAAGGACTATGTCCCAAACGTCGATCCTGACCATGTGCGACTCTACGGTCCCGGTTCCCTTGGGAATTGTGTGGCGGACAGTGAGTAAGTACTCAGCTGCCGCCTCCCTCAGGAAATAATCGGCTCCATAGGAGTCTTGATTGATCTTCTTCAGGGTCTTTGCGACCGCGTTGAAGGTTACTGCAATAGTATCACCGATCATACTGTCTTACGTCCTTTGTAGTCAAAGAGCACCCAACGCCGCAAGTGTGCGACGCGGGGTCTTCATGATCGCTAAGGAAGTTAGTATGCCAAGCTGTCCAGCCGATAGGAAGGGCAAAGTGGCTACTACGGAAGGCACTAAACCAACTACGCGCCTCTTCCGGTCGAAGTGGGTCTTTCCCGCTCCGCCCGTTACGGTAGCACCAGCAGGTTTGCCAGTGATATCGTATATGACCTTGACTGACGAATGTGCCATCAAGCACAAACTCGAGGGCGTTGCGCCCAAGATATTCCGGTGAGCTTCTAAGTAGTCGCCCGCCGAAGTAAACCAGTCAACTAGCCACGTCCACGGAACTATGTTCCACAGCGTGGCCAAGTCAGCGGTCAGCCCTAAAGCTGATCGCAAGGCCAGAATAGCGCGTTCATCTGAAGTCGGCGGAGGGGTATCGACACTCCATCTGATTGTGCCCCACTTGGTTTGCTTAGCAACCCAAGTGGTGGTTCCAACCAGAACGTGAGCGCCGGACCCCCCTATCGTTTGCGGCCCAATTGAGCCGTTTTGCGTATTAGCCGACAAGTCGATTCGACGCGAAAGCCCTGACACATACAACTGATCAATGGTCTTCTTACGTTTCTCATAGTGAGATCCGAAGTCGGCCAACTTGATAAGATCAGAAATAAGTGGAGCTGCACCGAAGTTCCAGGCAAGAAAAGCGCCTGCGCCCTTCTTGGAAAGGAGTTGTTCTCCCATCCATCGCAGCAAACCGGGGATCTCTCTCAGCTCGTAAACAAACTGAGGGATATCGACAACAGGTCTTGACGGATTTGACCGTGCTTGAACTGCTGCCGCATCCGCCCCGTCCAGGGTAACTGACAATAACGCACTCCGGACCGCATTGTGCGCCGGCGAAAAGCTAATGCTCCAGTGATGGGGCACGCAATTCGTATAGCGCCAATTTGTAAATCCGGTGCACGGAGGAGTGAAATCAACCCTTGGTGGGTCGTACCACTCCTTGTGAATTGTCAGATCACTATCGATATACGGGAGGCCAGCCATGTCGGAACATGACTCAAAAGAGGGCAACATCGTCGCCCCATTAGGAGTCTGAGCTGTGAAAGAGGCACACATGTTTGTGGACCTCTCGCTCTTTCCGGCATTTGCGCCTAAGTTGCGTACCCGTGATCTCGATACTCGCGCCAAAAGTTGGATTCCTTAACGAAGGAGTCTGACTATCAGACAGAAACGATTGCTCGTCTCTGAGGAGGTCCCACCATGGGAC